TTATCCCGAGGCGGCGGCGGCCTTTAAGGTTAACGGTTGCGGCCTATTCACTACCGAGCCCACCCCATGCACTCGGGCACCGATTGAACCACCCCAAAGGATGGCCGCAATTAGGGCCATGCAATCGTTTAGTGATCACCCCGACGAATGGGCCCTACTGTTTTAATCGGCCCCCGTTAACGACTACAGCCCCGCCATTGAGCGGGGTTTTTTTATGCCTGTACACTTACCCCAACCGGCACCGGTTCGCCCTTAGAATAGATTACAGGCGTATATGATGCACCCCGACGCCCCGCCCTCGGCCGTTGGTAATACGTCAATAAGGGAGCCGAACAAAATACCCCCGCGCATATCTATACGTTATGAGGCCCGATTGTTTGAGCCCTTACAAATAAAGGGGCGGCGCTGGCCCGTGGTTTTTTCCGTGGTCTTATTGTTTATTGATCCGGCCCCGTGGCATTTTGTCCGGCCCAATTAATCCGAGCCAATACCCCGCAAAGCCCCGCCAGCACTGGGCTACAGGCCGACGGACGGGGGGCGCGAGCGCCACTGGGGGGGGTACCCGTTACCGTATACAACTACGACCTATTTTGGGAAATTCAACACTGTCAACAAGCCCTAGTCGAGCGTTAAGCATAACGTAGGTGAGCCCCTATGGACTCGATATGTAAACATGAGGGGGTTATATGTCGATATTCTGGGGATTTGGGTACACGTTATGTCAACAAGCACTAATATGCGCCTATTAATGTACTAATTACACAATTAATTGCGCCAAACTGTTGACTTTACTAACACTTTTTAATACCATTGGGTATGACTTTAGCAAATGTTGGAGTATTTTCCCTAAACGGAATATTATATGTCTCTCCCTAGTGATACTGCTACGCTAGAACTGCCGTTATTGGTGGAGAACGACCTTGAAGTAGATAACGATGGTCGTTTCTTTGTAGTTAGTTACATCTTCCCTGATGAAAGTGATGAATCCATCGAGATTCGCATTGAATTCGATCAAATCATCGACAACCTCATTGATTTCTACCGCGAAGAACAAGGCCCGGCCGGATACGGTCAGCTTTATCTTATTGCACATGAACTTGACCGCCATGCACACACTCTTCGTGACATTGCTGGCCTTATGGAAGGCAAGTACACTAACGAAGAGCTATTTGATGAATTTTAAGTCTCTGTTTAACCCTAATCTGATGGATCCTCTGGATGCGACCCAAGTAGGCCGTATTGGAGAACACCTAGTAGCGGCTATGCTTGCCGGGTACGGATACGAAGTCCACCATACAGCCGGGAGTGGCTATGACATACTTGTCATGCTACCGGAGGATGCTGGTGTAATTCGCGTAGACGTTAAAACGAAGAAAGCCGCGACAGGTGCGCGGCTCTATAGTATTAGGAAGGGTAAGACTACCACGTTTCGGGAATACGAAGCGGGTACTTGTGATATATTTGCGTTAGTCTGCCTTGAAGATATGTCTGTGACGTTTGAACGGTGTGAGGACTACGATGGTAAGAATTCTATCTATCTCAACCGCCTACTTCACAAGGACACATGCCCTCATTCTGCTTGGAAAGAGTGTGTAGCAATATAGGGTAGTACCCCCGGCCAACGCCTGTACATTGTAGCACGAATTTCACACTCTGTCAATAACTCGCCTCTATTAGCAACCTTTACTACGGCCTTAACAGGTGTTGCAATTGAATCGTAGTAGTGTTATAACAAATACTAGATCAAAAATGTCTCTCCCCAAAAATACAATCAATCTTATTTATATAAGGGCCGCTATTGAAGCGGCTACTGGCGTCCATCTTAGTTTGCCAGACGTTAAACGATACCTTTTAGAAGAGGGTCTAATATCGTCTAAACAGGCAAAAGAAGAGGCTACTATATTTCGGGGATATGGCGAATTTTATGACTACGATTACTCGGACAAACGAGATCTTAGTCCTTCCACCAAAGAATTGAACTTTAACGATGAAATCACTCGTAAGAAGGTCAAGTTTGGGGAAGAATAACAACCTTGGGGGAAACCAGTGAAATATACAAATTGTGGGGCTTCTGTTAAATCTAGCGGCAAAGTAAAGAAAATGAACATGGGCGGCTTTATGAAGATCGGTGACGGTCTCCAGAAGCTCGACGTGAATAAGACCGAAGATTCAGTAAAAGCTAATCGTGGCAAGGCGGTAAAGAAAAAGCCCAAGCCAAGAGCGCCTTATGATGACTCTAACCCTAAGCCAAAGCCGAGCCCAAAGCCAAAGCCAAAGCCTAAACCAAAGCCCCAAGGGCCAAAGGTAGGGCCAAAGCCTAAAACAGGTGGGCCATCTAAACCCAATACTAAAAAAGCCCCGGCATCTTATCAGGGCTCTGGAATGGGCAAGCGAAACCTTCGCTTTAGCTCCGGTGGAATGGCCGAAGATAAGCGCAAAGATAAATCGGATGACGAAGATAAAAAAGGCGCAAAGAAATATAAGCGCGGTGAGTTGGTAGAAGCATCTTACGGTAAGTCTGTTCGCAAAAAGAAGAAGTAGTTATGGCTACTAAGCGCGTAGACAAGTCCAAGATGGCTTGCAACAAGCCCAGACGTACTTCAGGCGGAAGCAAGAAGTTTGTGGTCAAGGCCTGTAAGGATGGCAAAGAGAAAGTCATTCGTTTTGGCGACCCTGATATGAAGATCCGTAAGTCTAACCCTAAAGCTCGTAAGTCTTTCCGTGCGCGTCACAAGTGTGACACAGCGAAAGATAAGATGACGGCTAGATACTGGTCTTGCAAGAAATGGTAGAGGTTAATGATTCAACGGCTATCACCATCCCTATTCGTAACTTAATAGCAATGATTATTGCCTCGTCAGTTGCGACTATGGCATATTTTTCCATACAGGAAAGACTAAACGTATTGGAACACAGCCTAGATAAAAGCCAGATGGAGATACAGCAGAACAATGAGTTCCGTATCAAATGGCCCAGAGGTGAGCTTGGTAGCTTACCGGCTGATGCTAGACAGGATATGTTGATAGAAGGCGTAGAGCGGGACGTAGAAGATCTCCGACAGATACAAGAACAAGTACAAGCCCTAACTATACGTCTAGGAACAATTGAAGCACTTCGTACTGCCGAAGGCATACCCCAACAGGCACAAAATGACTGACAAAAAAGAATTAACTCAAATGCAAGAGGCCTTCCTAGAAGCTCTTTGTAGCGAGGCAAGAGGCGATATCCGTGCGGCTATGAACGCGGCGGGGTATTCACCTAACACTCGTATCAATGAGGTCGTTGGCCCGTTGCGTGATGAAATTGTAGATCGTGCTAGTATGGTCTTGGCGATGAATGCGCCGAAGGCAACTTACAGCATGATCGATGTATTGAATGATCCGGGCTCTATGGGGGCAAGGAACGCAGTGGCGGCCGCTACTCAGATTCTTGATAGAACTGGACTCGTGAAGAAAGAACAGATTGAGATTAAAGGGCCAGAAGGGGGAGTATTTATTTTACCACCAAAAAAGGTAACCCCTACCGATGACGAAGCCGAATAACTGGCCGGATAAGAAACGACCCAATAAGACCTCCAAGATACCCTACGGCTACTACGTTCGTGAAGATGATCCTTTGCTTGCGGTACCGGACTGGAACTTAATTGGTTTTATTGAAAAGGCTATGGACTTCCTTGATGATGGGAACTCCTACCGTGAGGCCGCTAGGTGGTTGGGTGAAAACTCAGGTCACGAGGTATCTCACCAAGGCCTAGCAAATATTTGGAAAAGGCAGAGGGGCGATAAGAACCCCCGCGTAAAACAGCTTGCTCAACGTAAGCGTAAGAACGCGCCTAAGACTAAGGAAGAACGTGAACTACGCGATCTCAAGAAGCGGGAGGCGGCAACTAAGCGAAGTCTTACTGTCACTAAGAAAAAGATTGAGGCAATAAAGGGGGATGACGAAGTACTCCCACACGTCGAGCCATCACCACAGCAATTTAGTGATACCCTCGACTTCAACGCCAAACCACCAGAATTCAAAGTTGTCTTCTCACCCAATCCGGGGCCGCAAACAGAATTTCTCGCGGCATCAGAGAGAGAAGTACTATACGGCGGAGCGGCCGGTGGAGGTAAGAGTATCGGGCTCCTCGCAGACCCCATGCGATACTTCTCCAACCCAAACTTCAATGGACTGATCCTCAGACGTACTAATGACGAACTGAGGGAACTTATCTGGAAGTCACAAGAAATGTACGCGGCGGCTTTCCCCGGTGCAAAGTGGCAAGAAAAGAAATCACAATGGGTCTTTCCTAGCGGTGCTAGATTATGGATGACCTACCTAGAGAGAGAAGACGATGTTTTACGTTACCAAGGTCAAGCATTTAGTTACATCGGTTTTGACGAGCTTACGCAACACTCTACGCCATTTGCGTGGAATTATATGCGTTCACGTCTTAGAACCACTGACCCCGATTTACCGATCTTCATGCGAGCTACTACGAATCCGGGTGGCCCCGGCCATTCGTGGGTTAAGCAGATGTTTGTGGATCCTAGCCCTGCGAATATTTCGTTTCATGCAACAGACATGGAGACGGGAGAAACCCTAGCATACCCCGAAGGTCATGCAAAAGCAGGTAAACCACTTTTTGATAGACGATTCATACCAGCCACCCTTAAAGATAACCCTTATTTGCACACCGAGGGTTCCTACGAGGCTAACCTACTTTCACTCCCTGAGATGCAAAGAAGGCAACTACTTGAAGGTGATTGGGCCGTCGCAGACGGCGCGGCGTTTTCAGAGTTCAGGACTAAGATACATGTTGTCGATCCGTTTGAAATACCACTAGATTGGCGGCGATTTAGATCATGTGACTACGGGTACTCATCCTACTCCGCAGTACACTGGTTCGCTATAGACCCAGCCTACGAAACTCTCATTGTTTACAGGGAGTTATACGTTAGCAAGCATACAGGTAAAGACTTAGCAAGAGCGGTCATGGAGCTTGAAGTTGGGGAGCAAATGAGTTATGGTGTGCTAGACTCTTCATGTTGGCATAACCGAGGGCAGATTGGCCCTTCCATAGCTGAAGAAATGATTTCGATGGGTTGCCGATGGCGTCCATCAGATAGAAGCGCGGGAGCCCGAGTAGCGGGTAAGAACCGCTTTCACGAACTACTCAAATATGACGAAGAAGCAGAAACACCGGGCATTGTATTTTTCAATAACTGCCGACAAATTATTGCGGATCTTCCCGTCATTCCCAGCGACCCCAAGGGTGGGGACGATATCGATGTTAGGTATCGAAGCGATCACACCTATGATTCAGTACGCTACGGCATCATGTCCCGGCCTCGGGCCAGTTCGCCGTTTGATGATTGGGGTCAGAAAAATACTCAGACTTGGAGACCCGCGAGTCTAAAATTTGGATACTAATTAAATGGCAATTGTTGATAGACCAGAAGATATAATTTTAGAAGAAGCCTCAATAGGGCTAGAGGATGGCACTCCTGAAGAAAATGCGTCTCTGGGCGGATTAATAGGATGGGTCGAGGGCAGATATAATCGATCAAACGATGCGAGACAGTCCGATGAAACACGATGGCTTACTTCTTATAGGAATTACCGTGGTCTATACGGCCCTGATGTCCAGTTTACCGAGCAAGAAAAAAGTCAGGCATTCATTAAGATTACTAAGACCAAGGTTCTCGCGGCCTATGCTCAAATTGTCGATGTGCTTTTTGCAGGTAGTAAGTTTCCTATTGGCATTGAGCCTAGTTACAAGCCTCTGGGTGTGTCTGGGCCTATGCACTTTGATCCAAAAGAAGTTACTCAGGATAAACTAAACGAACTTACTGGGGGTGCTTCGCAGTCCCCAACTATAGCTAGACCCGAGCTACTTAAAAGGGCTGGGCCATACGAAGACCAACTTGGTCGTGTGGAAGACAAACTTAGAGAAGGCGCAGGTAAAACTCCTACCGCTCTCACCTTTGAACCAGCTAAAGAAGCCTCTAGGAAAATGGAAAAGACTATCCATGATCAGCTAGAGGAAAGTGAAGCAAACAAACACTTACGTTCTACTGCTTTTGAAATGTCCCTGTTTGGAACAGGCATTCTTAAAGGCCCATTCGCGCTACAGAAAGAGTACCCGAATTGGAACGATGAAGGAGTGTACGATCCCGTTTTCCGAACTATTCCAAAAGTAGAGTCTGTGAGTATCTGGAATTTCTATCCAGACCCAGACGCTAGGAATATGTCAGAAGCCGAATACGTTATTGAACGTCATAGGCTAAACCGCTCTCAGTTGAGGGCACTTAAAAAACGTCCTTTCTTTAGAGGAGATGCAATTGACGAGGCGATTGATTTCGGCCCGAATTACACCCCCCACTATTGGGAGGACGCATTAGAAGACAGCGACATGTCATCTAGCATAGAACGCTATGAAGTACTTGAGTACTGGGGCGTTATAGATGCTGAGATCGCAGAAGAAGCTGAATTAGATTTACCAGATAGTGTGCTTGAACAAGATGAAGTTCAGATCAATGCTTGGATTTGTAATGGGCAAGTAGTCCGTCTAGTAATCAACCCTTTCACCCCCACTCGTATTCCCTACCACGCAGTTCCTTTCGAGCTAAACCCATATAGCTTCTTTGGTATAGGTGTAGCGGAAAACATGGAAGATACCCAAGAAATCATGAATGGTTTTATGCGGCTCGGAGTGGATAATGCGGCGCTATCTTCAAACCTACTAATTGAAATTGACGAGACAAACCTCGTTCCGGGACAAGACATGAGTGTCTATCCGGGTAAAGTGTTTAGGCGTCAGGCTGGAGCGCCGGGACAAGCTATATTTGGCACCAAGTTCCCGAACGTAACTGGCGAGTGTATTCAGATGTTTGATAAGGCCCGACAGTTAGCTGACGAAGCTACTGGTATGCCTTCCTTTGCCCACGGCAGTACAGGCGTAATGGGTGTTGGTAGAACAGCATCTGGTATGTCCATGCTTATGGGCGCGGCCGCACAGAATATTAAAGCGGTTGTTAGAAATGTTGATGACTACCTATTGGCCCCTCTCGGCCGATCTTTGTTCAGCTTCAACATGCAGTTTAATTTCGATAAATCTATTAGAGGGGATCTCGATGTCGTAGCCAAAGGTACAGAAAGCCTAATGCGAAACGAGGTACGCTCCCAGCGTCTACTGCAATTCATGCAGATGACTGGGAATCCCAGCATGGCTCCATTTGTTAAGTATGACTACATCCTGCGGGAGCTTGCCGCATCTATGGATCTCGACGAGGACAAGGTTCTTAATGATCCAAGAGAAGCCGCAATCCAAGCTGAGATGATGGCCGCAGTAGCGGCGTTGATGCCACAGCAACCCCCTCAACAACAGCAACAAGGGGCACCTAGTCCCGAAGACCCAACAGGTAATGGCGGCGGGAACATAGCTCCCGGAAATGCACCAGAGCCCGGCGCTCCCGGATTTACGGGTGAAGGCGGGGGAGAGAATGGCGGAACACCACCCCCAGCACCACCACAAGGTCAGCCTCAATAATGGAAAAAGTCTTAGCGAAGAAAATACTACCTCTCGTCAACGACGTAGAGAAGTACCCGTTGCTTCAGGATTACATTGAGAACCGTATCGAAACGATGCGTAATTTTTTAGAGAATACCAAGGATCACACCAAACTAACGGAAGTACAGGGTGCAATTGCAGAATTGCGTCGCTTCCAGACATTGCGTGATCAAGCTCTGGAGGGAGCAAAATAATGGCAGAAGATACTTACACAACAAAAGGCCGAAAGGTTTACCAAGACGAGGAGACCGGCGAAAACTTCTCCGAGCGTACAGTTACGTTTGAGACTAAGTACGGCTGGGTAACTATTCCCACAGTCAGTGAAACAGGTGATGAGATTGACCAAAGAGATCTTGAACGCTTTATTGAAGAGAATGGCCCAATAGATCCTATTACAGGTGAAGAATTGCCTGTTTTTGATAGTGAACCAGAAGCTAGTGAATACGCCCAAATGCGTAGTGACAGCTTAATGCCAGAAGCAGAATCTGCTGTCCCCGGATACGATAACGACTCCCCAGAATTGCAAGGTGCTATCCGTGCCCTTGAAGATGAGGAGCCTGTGGAAATGTACCACGGTGGAATGATGATGGACGAGTTCGGCGGCATGATGGTTGGTATGGATGACATATCAGGTAATCCAATTCCCCCCGGCTCCAGTGAGCAAAATGTCCGTGACGATATTCCCGCAGTTTTAAGTGATGGTGAATACGTTGTACCCGCAGATGTCGTGCGATGGCACGGTTTAAAGCATCTTATGGAAATGCGTGATGAGGCTAAGATGGGCCTTATGTCTATGTACGCTGAAGGGCAGATACAAGACATAGAAGACGAGTGCATGGAAGATTACGGAATGCCTTGTGAAGACTGCGATTGCGGTTACGCAGACGAAGAAAGCACAGAGTATGAAACTGAAGAAGGTAACGTAGTCGAAGAAGCTACGGCAGAAATAGAAGAAGAAACAATGGAAGTCGAAGAGGAAGAAGACTCTTCAGACGGCAAAAATACTTATCGTCCCAGCGTAAAGATCGCTTTGATGAAAAGGTAATTTGCGGCTCGGGCTACCCGCATAAACCACCAGTCATCCGACTGGTCTACTTTAACGGCCCCCAATAGGAGAAATATGGCTAAGTATAGAAATGCTTATCGGGATGAAACCGATACGGCAACAGAAGAGGCATCTGTAGCGCCTGAACAAAAAGCTACTACTCAACCAGTAGGTACTGAAGAAGAGAGTTTTAAGAAGCGATACGGTGACCTCCGCCGTCATATGCAAGGGCAGATGGCACAACGAGATCAGGAAATTGCTCAGATTAAAGCTCAATTAAATGACGCAACTCGCGGTCAGATAAAATTCCCTAAAACCGAAGAAGAGGTTGATGCGTGGTCACAGAAGTATCCTGATGTGGCTAAGATTGTTGATACAATCGCACAAAAGCGCGTTCAGGAAGCCGTCACCGATGCCAAGCTTGAGTTTGATGAAATCAAGAAACAGCAACAAGGCATAAAGGCGGAAAAGGCGATGCTAGAACTTAAAAAGTTCCACCCGGACTTTGACAAGATTAGAGCATCAAAAGAATTTCATAATTGGGTAATGGAACAACCAACATATGTTCAAGATGCCCTCTATAAGAACAATACGGATCCCAAGGCGGCCGCTAGAGCAATTGATCTCTATAAGTCCGACAAAGGCATTCGTAAGGTACGCACTAAGAATTCCAGTGCCGCCGCACAGGCGATTGGTAGAAGTGGTGTAGCCACCCCAACAAGTGGCCGAGCTACCTTCACAGAAAGTCAGGTACAGAACATGAATGCGGATGAATACGAGAAAAATGAATCCAAAATCATGGAATCAATCAGTAAAGGGCTGTTTGAGTACGATGTAACTGGTGGAGCGCGTTAAACCCCTTGCTAATTACTTAGTTATTGTGGTATAACAACCTTAACAAACCCTGAGCCGAAGAATATGTATTTCGGGAGTCTAACTCCAGTTATACATACCTTCCTACCTCACCTTCCCTTAAATTTCAGAAAAACACTCTAAAGTTACCTAAGTATCTTTGGCCCTTCACTACGAAGATACCCAGAAAGACTTAGCCCTTAATGAAGTATTTTATTCTGTTTTGTTCCGGCACTAGTGGCGTAGTTCAACAATAATTGAGCAATCCACACAATTTTAGTGCTGATTTAACTTAACATCTATAGGAGATGCATTATGGCTTTTCAAAAAGCGTCGGGCTACACTAACCTAAACAACGGTAACTTTAGTCCTGTAATTTATTCCCAGAAGGTTCAAAAATCTTTCAGGAATAGCTCAGTGGTGGAAGACATCACTAACACCGATTATATGGGTGAAATCGCCTCTTACGGCGATAGCGTCAAGATAATCAAAGAACCAGAAATCACAGTATCAGATTATGCTCGTGGCACAGCAGTTGCGGCGCAGGATCTAGTAGATGCTGATTTCTCACTCACCATCGATCAGGCGAACTACTACATGTTCAAGATTGATGATATTGAAGCCGCACACAGCCATGTTAACTTCATGGACTTAGCGACTGATCGTGCCGCATTTAAACTGCGTGACACTTATGACCAAGAAGTATTAGGTTACTTGTCTGGTTTTGAGCGTAACTCTGCTAACAATGCTTGGATTGCACGTTCTGCCGCTAACGGTACTAAGGCTGACTCAGCCGCTGGTGCTGACGAGCTGTTGCTTGCTAACAAGTTGGACATCACTGATTTCGGTGGTTCTGATCTTGGTGGTTCAGCAGATGCTGATACTCACGCATTGACTTCTATCCCTCTAGCCGCTGGTGGCGGTGCTGGTGCAATCACTAGCCCTCTAGCAGTTCTTAACAGAATGGCGCGTAAGATGGATGAAGCTAACGTGGACACAGCAGATCGTTGGTTCGTTGCAGACCCAGTGTTCTATGAGTTGCTAATGGACGAAGACTCTAAGTTCATCAATTCTGACTTTGGCGGTGGCGAAGAGCTACGCAATGGTCGTGTTGGTAGCGGTCTTATCCGTGGCTTTAAAGTGTACAAGTCTAACAACTTGCCATACTTCGGAACAGGCGCAGGAACTTCTGCATCAGCCGGTTCAGAAGAGAACTTTGGTATCGTTGTAGCTGGACACCAGTCTGCCGTAGCTACTGCACAGCAGTTAGCTAAGACTGAAAGCTATCGTGATACAGCGTCTTTCGCTGACATCGTTCGTGGTATGCAATTGTATGGTCGTAAGATCCTTCGTCCTGAAGGTCTAATGACTGCGCATTACAACTTAGCGTAACCTACCAAGGGGTGGCCTTCTTCGGAGGGTTACCCCTTTTTTATCTAAAATTCGAGTAATTTGACCAATGGCATCTACATATCTAAGCCTTACCAATAAACTGCTTCGTAAAATAAACGAAGTAGAAATTGCGGAAGCAGATTTTGCAAACACGCGGGGTATTCAAACTCTTGCGAAGGATGCTATTGCCGATGCTATTGGTCAGATTAATCAAGCGGAGTACGAGTGGCCGTTTAACGCCGCACAACACACGCAAGTATTAGCAGTAGGTCAGGAAGAGTATTCTTGGCCTGAATTTTTTAAAGTCGTAGATTGGAACAGCTTCCAGATCCAAAAGAATGTGTCTCTTAACGTAGACCACAAGATGTTGGAGTTCATGGATCGTGATGTTTACTACAAACATTACAAAAGTAAGGACGATGATGCTGGAGCCCTTGGCGTAAGTTGCCCGGATGCAGTAGCCCCGTCTCACGGTAATGGTTACATCGTAACCTCATCCCCAGATAAAGCCTACAACCTCCAGTTTAAGTACTACATGAATAACGTAGGCCTTACCGCATACTCTGACACGACTAGAATTCCTAATTCATACGACAACGTAATTATCGATGGTGCTTTGTACTACATGTACATGTTCCGGGATAATCCTGAAGCCGCTGGCGTAACACTACAAGTGTTCCAGCAAGGCGTTAAAAACATGCAGGGCATTTTCATCAACAAATATGAGCGAGTTTACGACACACGGATCTCTAAAAGTTCTAAAATGAGCCCCGAATATATAGGTCTCTAAGATGGCAGATCGCGTACAGTCATACAAAGTCATCTGTGGTGGCGGGTTAAACAGTAACGAAAATCATCTTGATTTAAGTGAAAACGCCCCCGGTGCCGCTACAAGACTAGTTAATTACGAGGTTAGCCTATTTGGTGGATATCGGCGGATTGAAGGTTTCACTCCGTACAATGCCAACGCTAATCACCAAGAAGTAGACCCAGCTAACTCTGAAGGTAAGATACTATCCGTAGCTATCTTTAAAGATGACAACCTAGATAGTACCGTTGTTATAGCATCTCGTAAGGTAAAGAAATTCACCTACACTGCGACAGCAGGACAGACAGTTTTCTCTGGGGCGGACACAAACTCTAGAACACTAGCTAACAATAACACCTCCAATACAATTGTTAAGCAAACAAGAAGTGGTGTAACGACTACCCTTTCGGGATACAGCCAAGATGCTACTAGTGTAACTCTTTCAGCCGGTGCTACAGTCGGTGACATAATCGAGATCGATACCAACGAGTATAAGTTCTACCGATATGTACCCTTCGCGGCATGGGCGGCTTACAACACTGGAGTTGTACACAAATACAAAGATGGCGTCCGAGTAGTAAAGAAACTCCGTCACATATCATTTAACTTCGGTGGTGGTAACAGAATATGTTTTGTAGATGGCGTGAACAACGCTATTTTATTCGACGGGGTTAACTGGAAAGCAATTTCACCATCTAATTCAGGTGGGTCATCAAGCCCCGGTGGAGCAAGTGCTTTAGAAAGACCAGAGCTTGTAGATGCGTTTGAAAACCATCTCTTTCTGGCTGGTGATAGAGTAGCACAAGCAACTGTAGCTTACTCCGCACCTCTAGACCCTCTTACATTCACATCAGCCGCTGGCGCTGGGCAACTAGCAATCGGATTTGATGTAGTACAGTTTAAACCGTTCCGTGGTGACTTATTTATCTTTGGCACAAACGGAATTAAGAAAGTTTCCCCCGACGTAACAGCCGGGTTTGTTCTAGATCAGATAACAACCAACGTAGGTTGTATTGCAAGAGACTCGGTGTTGGAAATAGGGGGTGATCTTGTTTTTCTAGCACCTGATGGATTACGGCCGGTAGCTGGTACAAGTAGGATTGGTGATGTCGAATTAGAGACTATCTCTAAAAGCATACAGCAACTACTTACAGCCCTACCGCAGGATTATGATCTAGATACTCTCAACGGAGTAGTCATCCGAAGTAAATCGCAGTTGAGATACTTCATTGGAGATGACGATACGTTCACCGCAGACAGCTTTGGTATTGTTGGTGGGCTACGCTCCGCCGACCAAAGACTAGGTTGGGAATTTGGTGAGCTAGTTGGAATTAGAGCGAGTTGTTGTGACTCGGCATACGTTAATTCTAGCGAACTAGTTTTACACGGGGATTATAACGGTAAAGTCTACCAGCAAGAGAAGACTAACCAATTTGACGGCGCGGATATCCTAGCCGTATACGCAACTCCATTTTTTGATTACGGCGATACCGAGGTCAAAAAGACCATGCGTAAAGCCAATACATTTATTCGTGCTGAAGGCCCACTCACACTGAACATGGCTGTAACTTACGATTGGGAAGATCCCAACACAGCAAAACCAAGTTCATACTCGCAGGAATCGTTGGGCGCACCAGTACGCTATAAAGGGAAAAATATTAATTATGCCGGTACAAATATCAACTACGGCGGGACTGAGAAGCCCATCGTTACGACGAGCTTACAAGGCTCCGGTTACTCATGCCAACTCACCTTTGTTACTTTGGGAAATTTCAACCCTTACAGCATCCAAGGTATTGTTTTTGAATTTAGCATTGCAGGGAGACGTTAACTGATGGCGGGATATATTAGACAATCGGTCGCGGACATCATTAACGGTGCGAATATTACTGCACCACCACTTAATGCTGAATTTAACCAACTTTTAGCCGCATTTAACTCATCAACAGGACACACGCACGATGGCTCCACGGGCAACGCCCCTAAACTCCCTCTTACTACCTCGGTTTCTGGTTACCTTCCTGTGGTTCACGGTGGTGTTGGCGGACGTAACAATACGACTGCCACGTCTGACCCTGCAACTACCAATGACAACTCAGAGGGTTACGCACCCGGTTCGATATGGATCAACGCCAATACCGGCTACACCCATATGTGTTTATTCAACACGACGAACAATGCTAATTGGGTAACGATAGCGGCGATAAGTAACACTAACATTATTGCACCTAAAGCCACGAACACCGTGGACGTGGGTACTTCTACCTTACAATTTAAAGATATTTATATTGATGGTGTAGGTTATATCGATGACATCAACGCTGAGACTATGTCCAGTACAGGCAACACCGACGTAGGTGGCATTCTTGCTGTTACAGGCAATGCAACAGTCGGCGGAACCTTTGGTGTAACAGGCCTAAGTACTCTAGCTTCTCTAGGCGTAACGACTACCCTTACAGTAGGCGGTAGCGTAGGTATTACTGGCGCTACAATCATGTCGGGTAACTTAACAGTTAACGGCAATACCATAATTGGTAACGCGGCGTCTGACACTGTAACTATTACAGCAGACATAGCATCTCACCTTATTCCTTCAGCAGATTCTACTTACGATCTCGGTGCTACCGGATCTGAGTGGCGTGATCTGTATATTGATGGCACTGCAAAGATTGACGCTCTAGAAGCGGATACAGCAAACATTGACGGCGGTAGCGTAGACGGCACTTCAATCGGTGCGGGAACTCCTTCGTCTGGTAGTTTTGCAGGGCTTACAGCTACAGGCACAGTTAACCTCTCGGGCGCTACAGTATCTAATCTAGGTGCGGTAACTACAGCGGACATTAACGGCGGTACAATAGATGGCGTAACCATCGGTACTAACTCCGCAGTAACTGACCTTCGCGTAGATAACCTAAAGGTTGATGGCAATGCTATCACCAGCACAAACACAAATGGCAATATTGACCTTACTCCAGCCGGAACTGGCGAAGTTAATATTAGCAAAGTAGACATTAACAGCGGTGCCATTGATAACACAGTTATCGGTGCAACTACTGCTGTCGCAGGATCTTTCACTACTGTATCTACCTCCGGTCAAGCAACCCTTGCTTCTGTAGATATCAACGGCGGTGCAATCGACGGTACGGCAATTGGGGGATCAACCCCCAGTTCGGGTGCCTTTACCACAGTAAGTGCCTCTGGCGGCTTCTCAGGAGCTATCAGCGGTAATGTTACGGGTAACGTCAGTGGTAACTTGACTGGCGATGTAACGGGAGACGTTACAGGCGATCTAACAGGTAACGTAACAGCTTCTAGTGGGTCATCGACCTTCACTAACGTAGTTGTTAACGGCACTCTTAATATGAATGCTGGAACTACAGCTACTATTGAGAACCTGACTGCTCCAACTAACGCAAACGATGCGGCTACTAAGGCCTATGTAGACGGTGAAATCTCTACTCTCATTGGTGATGCTGGCGCTGGGCTTAATACGCTCGGAGAACTGGCTGATGCACTGAATGACGATGATGATTTCTCAGCCACGGTCACAGCTAGTATTGCGACTAAGCTACCCAAAGCGGGTGGCACAATGTCCGGTGTTATCGCTATGGGATCTAATAAGATCACTGGCGTTACAGATCCGACAGCTAATCAAGATGCATCTACTAAAGCCTACACAGACGCCCAGCGCGATACTCGTGTAGCCAAGTCAGGTGATACAATGTCGGGTGCCCTTGCAATGGGTTCCAACAAGATTACAGGTCTAGGTACTCCAACAGCGGGTACTGACGCGACTAATAAAACTTACGTTGATACTATTCACGGATCCGCAGTAGCGGCCGCGACATCAGCTACCAACGCTTCTAATTCACAGACTGCCGCCGCTAACAGCGCATCAGCCGCTTCTACAAGCGAAACTAATGCCGCAAACAGTGCTACGTCTGCCGCCGCTTCATACGATCTATTTGACGATAGATTCCTTGGGGCTAAGTCTAGCGCACCAACTACAGACAATGACGGTGGATCTCTTGTTGTAGGTACTTTGTACTTCGACACGACTGCCCAGATCATGAAAGTCTACGGAGCTTCTGGATGGCAATC